AAACAATAGTATCTTTATTATTATTAATGATATTATGTAAATTATTAATTAATTCATTCTTTTGAGGAACATTAAATTTATGATGTAATCTATTATAACAATATTTACATTGATTAACATGATTTATTATATCTTCACAATTAATTACATTAATATTTACATTATTTTTATTTTCCGTGAATTTTTCAATGGTTTTATTTTCATTTGATGGACAATCTAATTTTACAGGATCAGAACACGATTTATCATTCATATATTTTTGAAATTGGTTACTTATTTTATTATCACCCCATGCATCATCTAGCGAACAATAATTCATCTATTGATAAATACTAGATAAAATATTTTAATTTATATATAAATTAAAATATTTTTTATATTAATTTTTTATTTCTTAAACAGAATATTTTTCATTCACAATTTTTTTAAATTTTTCTAATTCTTGAGTTATATCATTTGATTGTAAAACCATTCGACATGTTTGTCTAATATTATTAACTTTCCGATCATAAATAAATTGTTGTTTATTTCTATCATTTGATAATCTATAATAAGTCGGTAAATCAATTTTATGATTTAATCCTGATTGTTGTTTATATTGCGCATCACTAATAATATCATCTAATTGTTGTAACTTTAATTTCGCTAGTTTTAATTTTTCATGAATACTTATTTTCATTGATTTAGTTGTTTCCCATGTTTTTTCAAGTTTTGGATGATCTGAAATATAAAAATATTCACGATATTTATTTGTTTCTTTATCTAAAATTTCTTTTCTATAAATAACATACTTTGGTAAATCTGTTTGAACTAATCCATTAGGTAACTCACATGCATCACATCTTCTAGTTGATTTATCCCGATTAGCATTTTGGACTGACATATTAACTAGTCTAAGATTATCACGACGATTATCTAATTTATTACAATTAATATGATCAACAGTTTTTTCAAAACTTGTTAAATCTTCATCATGAACATCCATAATTAGTTGGTGTAGGTATATAAATGATTTATCACCATTGATTCTTATTGTAGTAGAAATATAACCATTATTACCCATATACCATGATGGACGTTTTCCATTTAATAATAATACTTTTTTAATATCTCTTTTAGATATTTTAGTAAAAATGTCATCTTTAATATGCATTAAATAATATGTTATATTAATATCTTCAACTTTCCAATACATATTCCTAAATTGTCCTGCAAATCTTCCTTCTTTAATATGATAAGGATAACCTTCAGATAATATTTTATAATTTGATGGAGGAATTATTTTTTCTTCAATTTTTTCAGTAATTAATAAATTTTTTTCACGATAGTCATTATGATCAAGATTTAAAAAATTTACAGATATAATTTTTTTATCAGGATATAATATTTCTATTAATGGGGTATTAGATTTATAACATTTATAAACCCATAAATTTGTTTCATAATCATATATTAAACTATCATCATCATTAATTTTTTTTAATCGAGCAATAATTAAAGAGTCATTCAAGTCTATCTTAATTATTTTATTAAGTAAAAAGTATTTTTCATTTTCCATATATTCAAGTATCATACTATTGTAAAATAACAAGTCTTTAAATTAATTAACAATTTAAAATCAATTTTTTTAACTTTTTAATTATAATGATTAAATATGAATATATTAAAATTAGATAATTTTAATATATAATATGATGTAAAACCATGTAAAATGGTAATAATATTTTTAATTTGAATAAGCAGTACCTGCCATTCCGCTCATGACACGTAGTACGTTATAGTTGACAGTGTAGATATTAAGTACTGAGCTGGTGCCACTGAGGTATTTGCTGGTGTAAGCGGTAGAGTTAGTGCTAGAGTTATTAGCACCGACACTGACGTTTAAGGTTGCATTATCAATACGGGAGAAGTTGCATGAACCAGTTGGTTGATGATCTTGAGCTTTAAGAGCGAAAGAATATACGTTAATACCATCAGCAGGGGTATGGGTGAAGTGTTGGTATGGTTGAACATAGTTGAAGTAGTTACCATCACGTTCTTGGAATCGGTCGTGACCGTTAAGTTGGAGTTTACCATTGTATACTGGGTTATCAGTTTTATCAAGGTTGTTACCATAGTTGAATGGATTGATTACGGTGTAACCAACGGCATTTGCAAAGGTAGTTGCTGGTGTTACGTTAGCAGTTGGGACACCAGCAAGAATAGAGCTGACAACTAAGGTGATATCACTCATAGTTAAGCTGTTACGAGTAACAATTGCATTACCGAAAAGAGCATTAATAGATTCTTCAGATGCAATGCTACCAAGAGTTGTGGTACCAGATCCTGGTGTATCAACAGTCCATTGAACTTCAACAGCATCAAGTAAAGCAGTAATGGCAGCTGTTATTCCTGTAGTACCACGGGTTAATTCAACTAAGGATCCAAGATCAGGTCCAGATGTGGCACTGTAAGATGCGGTAACAACATTACTAGTAATGGTTAAACCAGATGCAGTCATTACAACTAATGCTTTTGCAAAGTAATCTAATGCAGCATTCCAGTCACCATCAAAAGCATAAGCTAACCATAATTGAGCTTTTTGGAAAAGATCAAAGTGTGGTGCCCATACTAAGTATTTACATGGGTGGTTGAAGTTTAATCTGTATTTGTTAGTTACAGAGGTTAAAGATTCAGACCCAGTGAATTGAAGTTGTTCAATTAAGTATTCATGGGAAGCTTGTGCGAATCTTTTACGTTCTTCAGAATCAAGATATACATAGTCAATTACAAGGAAAGAATCAGTCATTGGAGTTGAAACAACTGGTGCGGTAGTTCCTAGGTAGTTTACACAGCTGGCAAAAGAACTGTAGATTAAAGTAATACGTACATCATGGTATTGTAAAGCAATAAGTGGAAGAGCTAATCCGTTATTACGATTGAACCAAAAGATAAGTGGAACGTACATTGTGTATGCACGTTTGGCGGATTTAGTTACAGTAGTGAGAGCAGCATCATCACCAATCATTTTAGCATAACCACGTTCTTGGGATGCTTCATGGGTAAGTTCATACCAGATGTTGAGCCAGTCAGCATAGTGTTCATCGATTTTAGAACCACCAATTTCGATTTTAACGTCTTGGACAAGAGCATGTCCAAGTCTGTTGACGTAACCCCATGAAACGGTGTTGGCAGTGGTTGCTGCAAGTTCAACACATAAGTACATATTGGTGATTAAATCACCATTACGGTTAATGTTGCAGGTTACAGTACGACCGAAATCAGCAGAACCATTCCATGTTTGTGGAATTGGTTCAACGGAAAAGTTAGTATGGCGTCTATAGACGACTTTGAAGAATGTAATTTGAGGATTACCCGAGAGGTAAACATCTTGAGCTCCGTAAGCTACGAGTTGCATTAAACCACCACCCATTTATATATATATATATTGACTTAGAAATTTTTTTTTAAATATTTTTAAATTACGCATTTTTAAAACTAAATATTTTTTTTAAAAAACTAAATATTTTTTTGATTTTTTTAAAAAACTAAACATTTTTTAAAAAAATATTTTTAAAAAATATTAGATTGAATATATTTAAAGTTTTTTTTTTAATATTAATTATATGATAACTAATGTTAAAAATACAACATCTAAATATAAAGAGAATAAACAGATGCAACAGAAAGAATCAAATACGTTAGATAATAAACATCGACAAATAACTAAACAATTTAAAGAAATTCGTAATGATAAAAAAGAAATTTTTGATAAAATTCAAGATATTGATATTGAAATAAATAAAATTAATGAAAAAAAAGATAAAATTTTAATAACAGATATTAATAAAAAAGCAACATTATTAGATAAAAAAGAAGAATTAAATAATTTATATAAAATTATTGATTCTAATTATGATGAAATGGATTATTATGATAATGCTGGTGATTTATTATCAGATTATTATGAAATAAATAATGATAAAGAACATATTAAAGAATCTAAAAATATTATTGAATTTTTATCTTTGAAAGATAAAAAAAATACATCTTCAGATACAAAAATATATCAAGTTAATAAATCAAAACTTTTTGAAAAATATTGTCAAAGAATAGATGGTGTACGAATTAATCACGACGATGGAACATCTAGAATTAAATACTGTATGGATTGTAATATTGAAAAGATACTTGATATGACAGAAAGTGCATATATTTGTCAATGTTGTGGTGACAGTGAAGTAATTATATTAGATGATGATCATCAAATAAAAGATTATTCGCCATATAGAAGATTAAATCATTTTAGAGAATGGTTAAATCAATTTCAAGCAAAACAAACACCAGATATTCCCGAACAAGTATTTATAGATATTGTTAAAGAATTAAATAAAAATAGAATTGTTGATTTATCAACATTAAATAAAAAAAATATGAAAATAATTCTTAAAAAACTCAAATATAATATTTATTATGAACATATTGCATATATAATAAATAAATTAAATAATTTACCACCTCCAAAAATTACAAGAGATATGGAAAAACTTTTCATTTCAATGTTTTTTAATATACAAGAACCATGGGAACTCTATAAACAACCTGAACGTAAAAATTTTTTATCATATTCATATGTTTTACATAAATTTTGTGAATTATTAGAATTAGATCATTTACTTGATCACTTTCCTTTACATAAAGATCCAAATAAAATTATGGAGAATGATCAGATTTGGGAAAAGATATGTAAGTTTTTAAATTGGGAGTATATTAGTAGTTTTAAATAAAACTATTTTTTAAATTTGGAATATAAAAATTGGGTAATATTTATTTTATAATTGTAATTAATGAAATTAGTTATAATTATAATAATTATCATTTTTATATTTTTTATTATAATAATATCTAGAAATAAAGAAAATAAAGAAAATAAAGAAAATAAAGAAAATGTAGATAATAAAAATATACTTCCATTTGGTTATCAAATAGTTAATAACATTAATACATCAGATAAGAAAGATTTTTTTATTTTATTAAATAAATATGGAACACAAAAAGATATAAATATTACAAATAATATTCTATCTATAAACCATACTTTTGCACCAACCTGGGGGAATTAAAATTGATAAAAATAATAATATTGAATTTGAAATGTATTTTTATATTTATAATCCAATTCATAGAAAATATGAAGTAGATACAATAACAATTGATAAATTAAAAAATATATTTAATGGTAATTTTAATCATGATGATAATAGGTTAACAATGTATTCGATTGATTATAAAGAGGACTATTTATCTCCTAATTTTTATTATTTTACTAGTTCTAATGAACAGATACATTTTTATCATAATACTAATTTAAATAATAATTTTCCATATTATGGATATGGATCTAAAATAATTAATAATAATATAATTAAAGAAAGTGAATACGTTTTAGATTTTTCTGAAAATATTAAGAGAGATATTATTAATGTTATTAAT